TTTTGTGTTTTTCTCGATGTTGAGTTTAAGATTGTCGATATTTGACTTCAAAGCAACCATTTTAAGTTCCAGATTGGCTTTCCTGGTTGTCTTTTCCTTTGTTTCCTCAAGTTGTGCAATCTCTTTGACACAACTTTCAATTTGTGTCTTAATGCTGTCAATCTGGGTTTTCCTGTATACACCCTTTCCAATCAAATCCTCGACTTTCTTGTTGTTGTCACTTATCGTCTTGGTCTGCTCAGCCACATCGATTGCCTGTCCGCAGGTCGGGCATATGCCCTTATCCAAGAGTGCCTGTATTCGTTCGGTATCCTTTTTGACTGCGTTTATTTCACCTTTAAGTTCCGAATTCTGAAGTTCGTATTTCTTGATTTCCTTCTCCAGATTCTCCTTTTTTGTTTTCCTCTCATCCAACTTCTCCTGGTCAAAGGAAACGTCTTTGTATTCTTTGTACTGTTCCTTTAGATTCTGGAACATGGCTCTTTTTTCAACCAATTCGTTATTGAAACGTTCGATTTCGTTTTTCAATGTGGTTACGTCTATTTTGTCCAAATTGTCTTTGATAGGCTTAATGCTCGACAAAACATCCGTCTTTTCACTGTTGTATTTCAATATGTTCTCGTTGGCTGTATTGAGTTCGGTATGCAGTTGTGCAACAATCTTTCTGTTCTCCTCGTTAACCGTGGTAAAATCACCAATCTCCTCTTCAAGCGTCTTCTTGTTATAAGTGTTGCTCAAGAGTTTTGTTGCATGGTTGTCTTTCCAGAGCTTTTTGGCAATTTCTTCCTTCTTTTCAATGGACATCAGTCCGAGCCAGCGTGAAAACAAGCGTCCCTTGTCAGTCTGACCCATTCTGAGCAAATCACCGAGAGTGTATGATGTAGCCGATATCACCAAGTCATAGTCGTCGGCATTGCCAATCGCCTCCCTGATGATGTTGTTGGTCTGTTGGACGCTTTCTTCCTCACAATTCTCAATCAATTCCAAATTGTCGCCGAATTTCTTGAAGTATTCGAGTTTCTGCATACACTTGCTTTTGGCTGTTCTTTTTTTCAAGGCAGGTCTGGTAACGGTACGCCTTATGACATAATCCTCGCCTTCAATCTCGATGCCAGCCTCGACCATCACTTGTGTCGCTTCAGGCAAAAAACTGTTGAAAACCGAATCCAGATTTGGGGATTTGTCAGCCTTACCGAAAAGCGCAAACCTCAGCAAGTCAATCGCAAAAGTTGTCTTGCCACCCTGGTTGGCTGGCTCGCTGTTCAGCAACACCAGCCCATGAAGGTTGGAGAAATCAAAATAATTGTCTTCGCCATAGCTGAGGTAATTCGACCATTTCACATACTTGAATTTGTAGTTTTTGTATTTGGAATATTGGTCGAAGTCCACGAAATCGTTGACCTGGTTGTCTATTGCATCAATATCGTTCCAGTCAATGTCAGTATATTCTTTAAGCTGGATATAGTGCTTCATCATGTTTTTCTGATGACCAGCGTCCTGCACATTGTTCCTTATGTCACCGACAAGCGAAATCCTCTCGCCAGTCTCAGTGACAGTTATTGGCTTGAAATGCACTTCCACATTGCTCAATGGCAATCCGTATTTCTTGGCAATCTCTTTTCTCAAAGAGGCTTTCTTCTGTTCGTTGAAATCAATTTGGAACATTTCCAAATCTACGACAATCTTGTCGGTAGGCTTGATATTGTCAACCATTTATTGTACGTGTTATTGTTTTATGTATAACCATAATATACATATTTTTTCCGAATAACGTGAGTAATTTTGGAAGTTTTTTGTCATTTAGATGCTATCACTTTCGTCTTCTTCTTTGGTTTGGGTTCTGTTTCTGGCTGCGGCACTGGGTGGGAGTCCGTTTCTTCATTTAAATGCGGCACATTATCCTTAACGGGAGCACTGGCTTTGGTTTTGGAGGGTTTCGGTTGTTCTTCTGGCTTCTGTTCGTTTACCTCTTCATTAACCACCATTTTTTCATTCAAATCACCGTACTTGTCAAGTGTGAAACGTTCTCTGAACGCTTTTTCGATGTATCTGCTAATTTCATCGCTTCCCATGTTGTTGGATTCCGCCCATACAACAAACTCGTTGTAAAGCCTATTGTCTATTTCTACCAGCATTGTTCTGTTATCTTTTTAATTAATTTATATTTATAATATATAAAATAACCAGACTAAATACAATTATCATGACTGAGAAAGGCTTTAAACTTATCATGGATTTTGAAGGGCTGCCAAAGGGTGACCCGCTTCAGGCTTATTGGGATTCTAAAGGCAAAGTGTGGACTATCGGATATGGCATGACTTTTTATCCATCCGACAACAGGAAAGTGCAAAAAGGTGACAGACTGGCATCTCTGAATGAGGCTGCCGAGCTTTTGAGACAGTTAGTGGCACGTTTCGAAGCCCAGACTAGGCAACTCGTTACCGCACAGGTAAACCCTTACCAGCTCGACGCACTGACATCATTCTGTTATAATTGCGGTGTGGGAAATCTAAAAAAGTCAACACTTTTAAAGAAAGTCAACAAAAACCCGCAAGACCCTACAATCCGTGACGAATTCAACAAATGGGTGAAATCTGGTTGTGAAACACTCAAGGGACTTGTTCGGAGAAGAGCAGCTGAAGGTGACTTGTATTTTACACAATACAATAATGAAGGTAATTTGTATCATACACAAAACACCGAACCTAGCACATTGGCTGCAACTAATACAAATGAGCCGATAAATGAGCCGATAAATGAGCCGATAAAAACATTGACTGGTTATTTAAGTTCGGAAGGTATTAAACCAGATAATATCATTAGCAAGTGACAATAAAAAAGCGGTTTGTAATTAAAACCGCTTTATTTGTTTTCAGCATATTTCGCGAACATTTTCTGTTGTTCCTTTTCCATACAGTCTTTGCAAAGCATCCTTCCGAATGTGGCTTCCGCCATTTCATAGTCCAGGAACTCGGTCGTCGAGCCGTCCGTGGCATAATCGGTGGCATTCATGCTGTCAAGTGCCCTGGCGTCATATGTGACTTCTTTGCCGCAATCAGCACATTTATATGTCCTAATCAGCATGTTCGGGTCAAATGTAATGCAAGTCTCTTTCTTTTCCTTGTTCTCGTACTTCTTAGCCATCCTCTCATCATAGAATTCAGCCGCCTTGTCGGTGCCGCCGTCAATGATATTCATCATGAACGTTATGACATAATCCCCGTCGAATTCGAAAATCTTCACCAGCTGCGGGTCGCCAAATTCAAAGTTTATCATGTCGTCAAGCCTATAAGCCTTGAACGTCTCAAACTGTATAGACTTGAAATCAAACATGTCCGAACGGACGCCAGTGTCAATTATCCTTTCAATCTCCCTTATAAACGGCTTTGATGTGATAATTTTGTCGTCTGGGTACTTGGACACATACACGTCTATTATCGCGGTGTACTCATCGTCGCCTTTTTTTACAACAATCTTCTTGGTGTAATCCTCGATTTTGAATCTCGGCTGGTTATCCCTCTTGAACACTATGTTGTATTCCTTCTGCCTGTCGACAAACTTGCCGTCATCACCAATCCTTAACAGGCTGTCGGTCACAGTCTCGACTTGAATCTTATTCTCCTGAACCGTTATCACTTCCCTGTTATCGTCATTGGCTATTTTAAGGTACTTGAAATCGTTGATACCCTTTCTCTTGGCAAGAGTAGGTGAAAAGTAGTTGTAGTGCGACGCTTCCCTGGCAACAGCGTAAGTCCTGTATCTCAATTCAATCACTTCCTGTGTAAGTTCCCCACGCAACAACGCTTTAGCCACACTGTGGTCTGAAACCTGCTGGTTGATTGTTGAACCCTCATCCAACGACATTCCACTTTGATGTAAGGTTTCATCCTCGGTTTTCTTCATGCCAAGAATCAAACCAAACCAAAGATATTTAAGATATTTCAGAATTTTTTTCATGAAAGAAGATAATCTTTTATTTTGTCCTGGAGTTCCGAGTATTTGGTACTCATCTGGAGTCTCTCTTGTGTAAGTGTATCAAGTTCCTGTTTCAATTCGAAAATCCTTGATTTAGACACACAAGTGTCCCTAAGGTTGCAATTACTGCAATTGCGGTGATTTTTGGGAACCGAACACAAAACATTGTTGAGTTCATCCACCTTATCGTTGATATCCGTGTTATATCTCTGCAAAACTGCTCTATACAATTGGTCACATGCGACCATCTCGGTTGGGTTTGTTACGTTTGCCATTTCTTAAATTTATTTGTTTAATTATAATATAATAAATATTAAAACAAAAAAACAAATATACATTAAAGCACCAGAATTCTGGTGCTTTTCCTTTAGTTCTCAACATAAAACGCTTCAAGTATCTTCCCGACCACATCAGTCTTTTCCCATGGGTATTCCCCGTCATTGGAACTGTTGCCGACATCACCAAAATGCCCGTATCGCGCCGTGTTAAGATAAATGGGTTTCTTAAGGTCTAGCTTTGTGATTATCCCGTAAGGTGTCATATCAAACAACTCTGGCAATTTAGCTGCAATCTGCTCGTCATCGAAATCGCTTGTTCCATAGGTGTCCACCATATAACTGACAGGCTCTTTTTTTCCGATTGCGTATGAAAGCTGGACAGACACTCTGTCACAGATACCTGCAGCAACCAGGTTTTTCGCTATATATCGGCACATGTAAGCACCGCTTCGGTCGACTTTTGACGGGTCTTTTCCTGAAAAAGCTCCACCACCATGCGGGCATGCACCACCGTAGGTATCGACAATTATCTTGCGCCCTGTCAATCCAGTGTCGCCAGCAGGACCACCTATAACAAAATTTCCTGTGGGGTTAATCAACAGTTTATAGTCTTCGAATGAAACCAATTCACCGAATTTCGGTATAATGTGTTTCTTGATGATTTGTTCCACAACCAATTCTTCAAGCTGTTTGGTGGAAATGTCGCGGTCATGTTGCTGTGACACCAAAATGGTGTCGACTCTCAACGGTTTATGGTTATTGTCATATTCAACCGTAACCTGCGACTTTGCGTCTGGTCTCAAACCACTGAAAAGATAGTGATTCCTGAACTCGGTCAGCTGACGGATTATCTCACGGGAAATAACCAGCGGCAACGGCATATATCCACCGTCTTTGCCACTTTCATTCGTTGCATAGCCGAACATCATTCCCTGGTCTCCAGCGCCTTGGTCTTCTTTGTTTTCTTTATCGACACCCATTGCTATGTCAGGGGACTGTTTGTTGATAGATGTGATAATGCCACACGACCTGTATTCAAAGCCATAGTCACTGCTGTCATAACCGATTTCCCTAATCGTCTCCCTTACTGTCTCGTCTATATCGACAAATGCTTTGGTTGTCATCTCGCCAGCAACAAAAACCTGCCCCTTTGTCACCATTGTTTCAATGGCAACACGGCTGTCGGGGTCTTGCCTCAACGCCTCGTCAAGTATCGCGTCGCTAATCTGGTCTGCAACCTTGTCAGGGTGCCCACATGACACTGCTTCAGAAGTGAATAAATAACTCATATTATAATTTTATTTTATTTGATATTTTAAATCATCCTCCCAACCCATCATTTCAAGAAACTCTTTTGTGGTTGTAACGGTTATGTCAGCAATTCCATATCCATGGCTGCTGCCATAGTCATATTCCACTCGGCACATTTTTGAATTATGGTATTTTTCCAATGGATTTTCGAAGTAATTGAAATCGCCATACCAGTCAGCATCACCCTCTTTTGATTTTGCATATAAAATTATTTTATTATCTGTATGGTTAAAATGTTCAGGAGCCATATTTGATATAAATTGACCTAAATTGTTTTCACTCATATTTACTATCCCTTTTAGTTAATTCATCCAACATTGCTTCAGCTATATCAAAAGCCTTTGCAGCCAATTCTTTTGGCATAAAATCGGTTACTACTCCCAATTTACAATTAACTTCTTGGAGTCCTTGCATTGCAGCTATCGCACATTGTTGATAAAATTCTCTATATTCCATATTGATTACAAATTTATTAAAGTTTCAACATCATCACTGAACGCTGTATAGTCGTCAATCTTGAACTTGAAAATCCTGTAATCGTTGTTGACTTCCACATGCCTGTAAGTCATGTCTTCAACATTCCACACAACATATCCGTGACCAGTCGTATTCTCATCCTCGGCTTGCTGGAAGACCGAGCCTGAATAGACAATCGGCACACCTTCTTTCTTCAATTCCTGGAATTTATGGATGTGACCTGCCATAACACAGTCACATTCGGCAAAATATGAAGTGTCAATACCGCCATCGGTCATTCTTCCACTGTCAGTCACTGCACCTTTGACATCGCCGTGATATAAGCCGACAATCTTCTTGTCTGGGTACTGGCTGTGCTCGATGTTAGTCGGGGCAAAATTCTCATGCATTGAGAACAGGGCAAAAACAACATTGTCATCCTCGACATATCCAGACTTGAAGTCAAGATATTTGTCAAGATATACGATGTTTTCATATGCCCCCTCTATCTCAAAAGTCGGGTTAAGCGAATCCATCCTGTCATGGTTGTTCTCCAGCATGTCATGGTTACCAGCTATGATGTATGTCCTGCACATCTCGTTCAAATAATTGAGCAGCATATGGAACATAGCCTTGGCTTCGTTGTTGGTCTTGATTTTGTTCGTGAACGTGTCGCCACATATCACAATCCTAATTTCATCTGGATTCTTGCCTTTTATTTCATTGTTGTACAACTGTTTCAGAAACGACTCGAGCATCTTGTCATACGGTCGCTTGGATGTGTCGTTCGGGATATGTATATCCGCAATCTGTATAATAGTTTTTATCATAAATTGATTTATATTATGTCATATAACCAGAAAAATAACATTTTTTCCTTTCTATAATATACAAAAAATTCCGCATCCAGAAATATTTTTGTGTTTTGCGTCTTTCAGAACATATATTATATACATAAAACAAAATAATTCACATGGACAAAAAAATCATTTTAGGTCTCGACATATCGACCAAGTGTGTTGGCATCAGCTGCTGTTGCGTAGACGACGGTGTTGTCACACCCATTATCGTAACACACATGAGACCGAAAATCTCGACTAAAATTAACGGCATACAGGCGCTGTTCATGAAATGCAACCTGTTCATGGAAGCCCTGAAAGACCTGCTCATATCCAACAAACTGTATGACCAGGAGAACGGCAAATGTGTCTTGAACAACATTGTGATTGAAGAGCCTCTGCTCTCGTCAAACAACGAGTACACCGTCGCGACACTGCTGCGATACAATGGCATGGTGGCACTTGAGGTGTATAAACTGACTGGGATTGTGCCAGAATTCATATCCTCATACGACGCCAGAAAATATGCCGTTCCAAGCCTTATGGCTGTACGGAAATTCAAGAAAAACGGTGAGGAATATCCTGAAAGCAAAATAAGAAATGCAATCAACAAGAACGAGCTTGTACTGTTCGGCGCATATCCGTTTGACTGTGCAAAAAAGATGATACTGTGGAATTACATATCCGAAAAATATCCCGAAATCAACTGGGTGTACAATTCCAAGGATGAGCTTAAGGATGAGAACTTTGACGCATCAGACAGCCTGATATGTGTGATGGGTTACGCGAACAAATGCAAGTACGGCGAAAGCAACCCAGAAGTCGTTTCCGTGGAAACCAAGGAAGACGGTAAAATGGTCACGTATACCTACGCATACAAGTTCTGCGGGCAAGACTTCACGAAAAGCATAACGATAGCCAAGGAAGAGAAAAAAACACGCAAAATAAAGATATAGTTTAAATGTTTTGTAAGTTAGTTCTGCTTTTACATCTGCCATTGGTTTGGTAGATGTTTTTTTTTATCCGTGCATTCAAAAATTTGTATATTAATTAACGGATATGGATTTCGAAGAAAAAATAATACCGATATTGACCGATGTTCTGGGTGACCCAAAACGAAGTTACACAAGCAGTGGCGGATGGCTTGAGTACAACTGCCCATGCTGTGCTGATGAGTTGGGTCATGCTGATGACAAATACAACTTTGCCGTTACTGTCGACGGTCTTTACGGTCATTGCTGGAAATGTGGTTATTCGAACAAACTCTCCAACATTATCCGCAGGTTCGGAACTCCAGAAAACCTTTCAGACTACAAAGAGGAACTGGCTGAATACAAAGAGAGTCGGTTGTTCAAACTCCACGGGGAACTGAATGACAATGTGGACGATATCGACTCTGTGGAAGAAATCAGCCTCCCTAACGGTTTCAAACTGGTTAAAACTGAGACACAGTCAAACAACACACAAGCTGTCAAATATTTGGAACAAAGAGGAGTTGACGAATTTCTTATAAAAAAATACAACATAGGGTATTGCGGGTATGGATATGACTCTTTCTCACACAGGATAGTTATACCGTCTTACGACGCTTTCGGTGACCTTAACTACTGGGTCGCCAGGGACTATACAGGAAAATCGAAGCTGAAACTCCTTAACCCTAAAATCGACAAGAAATCTATTGTGTTCAACGAATATTTTGTCAACTGGTATGAGCCGATTACGTTGGTCGAGGGACCTTTTGACCATATTGCTGTCCCAAATTCCATCCCGTTATTAGGTAAATCGATTGATGAAGATTCGATGGTGTACAAAACAATATTAGCCAGAGCCCACGCCCCGATAAACATATTGCTGGACGATGACGCAATCGACACAGCTTATAAAATGTACAAATTCCTAAACAACGCCATGCCTGGCAACATACGGATTATAGAATGTCCTGATGGTTATGACGCCTCAGATTACCACAGGGATTTTGGCAGGAAGGGTATTGCAAGACTACTGAAAAGCGCACATAAACTGAATGATTTTGAACTCGCTATGATTAACAAATAAAAAGAGTGTCTTTAAGTGCCACTCTTTTGTTTTAGCCGTACCATGATATACTGGTTTTTGTTCTGGGCGTTCTCAATTTTGATTTGAGTATATCTGTCATTGAAGTTGTTCTTTTCATTACACTTCAATGTAATCCTGTTATCCTTTACTGTCATGTCAACCCAATTCGGCACAGACTGGACATTGAATGGGGCATTTTTAACCACTGAGTAACTAGTCTTTGAGTTCATTACAATGAATTCATTTGAAACCATCCATATTCGCACCGCCGTTTCACTGCTGACTTCCAACTCAACCGTTTCACTATTGTTGGTGTATTCTTTACCGTCTATGGAAATGACCATTTTACCTATCGTGTCTTCTGGTAACAGCTGTTTGATTGCAAGCTTTTTCTCCATCCCGCTTTTCGGATATTCCACACCCGTTGTTTTACAAAACTCCTCAAACCCGTTACAATCCGAATGCTTTACAGTGAATTCGCCTTCCAGCCCTTTCGGTATCCTCAAAACAAAATCGTTGTACATGTCGCTGTTGTCCCACACTTTCTGTATGTACGGTTCCAGTTCCTTGCAGTCTATCATTTGCGTCGGTCCACCGTATACCGTCAGATATACGTCATAAGTGTCATTTTCGTCATAATAGGTGTTGAACAACACTATATCTGCAGGCATTTCCACGCTAAGGTCATAATACCCAGTCTGTTCAACCACCAAGTCAATTTCATTGTTGAACTTGTCGAATATCCTTATTGTACCAGTCCTGGTGTTGAAATCATATATAGCACCGACTTCAATGTTTATGCTGGTACCGCCAGTCGAGATTACAATCCAGTCAGTGTCACATTCATAGCGCCAAGGAAGATTTGTCCCCCTGACATTGAGATTCTGGGTGTATTTTCCCCCAGTATAGTCGAATTTCACAGTCTTAGTCACCATCGTCAAATGCAATTCCTATTGTGTGATTTGGTACAAATACAACCTTTACGTCAACGTTGCTTTTTGGGTCGTTCCTGTGGCAAATTTTGATTATGTAATAGTTGTCGTCATATAGCGAAACCTTGCCGTAATTGGTGATTTGTAGTTTGTTGTTTCCTATTTTTTCCAATTTGAGACCTTTATCGTATTTGACAAGGTAAAAATCTTCATCACCGTCATTCTTTGCATATTCCCTGATTGACGGTATTATAAAATCACATGTCCCGTTATTTGCTGTCACGGTAATTTCCGCAAATTCCTCATTCGGGTCAGTTTTGTCAAGCAGGGTGTCAAATACTATTTCGTTTCTGTCAACAGATACCGAGTACTCGCAAGCGGACTGGATTACAACGAACGACACATTGACACTGCTGTCAAGGTTATGGTAAAACGAAATCGAGCCTGAACGGGTGTCATGACCGTCATTCTTTTTGACTATGATTGTAATGACGTTCCTTATTCGCCTCAACTCTATCCAGTCGTCAGAGCATTCTACACGGTAATGGTTAACCAGTTCACTGCCGTCTGTATATACAGTACAATCAAATATTGTCTGTTCATAGCCGACATTGAGAAAATTGGACATATCCGTGTATTCCTGACCGTTTATATTAACCATTAAAGTCGCCATCTGTCTCTTGCTGAATTTTTATTCCCCATCGCTGTCTTCGAGTATCAGGATAGTTGTGCTGGGTATCACTTGCAGAACATATTTCAAAATTATGTCATGCAAATATTGCTTGTAATTGGGGTTATTTATGTTGTTTACGATTGTCAATACCTTACTCGGAAGAATATATTCGTCAACAATTTCACTTTCTTTCACTATTTTTATTTTTTCCTCTGGGACTGGGGTTACCTCAAACTTGAACTGTGATGCTGCAACTGCATCTGCATCACTATTAAAGCCATAATTGTCAATCAGGTATTTGAAAGGGATTTTGAGATGCTCCAGGTATTCGTCTCCCAAATCATACCCGCCGTTTCCGCAATGGGGATTGTTTCCAAGGTTGTCAAACTTTAACTCGTTACAGTAATTCGCCAGCTTAATGTCATCCTCGGTTATGCCAGCAAATATGTCATAATTCGGGTCAACATTCCCGTCATTTGGTATGTTTTTCCAGCTTTCGAACGAATTCGGTGTGTTAGGTTCAGCCAGTTTAAACCAGTGCGATATGTTGTTCGGTATTGTCTCAACATATTCGCTCAAATCCGAAAGATTCATTACGTAATACATGCGCTTGAATCCAACATAATAAGGGTTGATTGATAAAAGTGACGACACATTCTGCACCACTTCCGCATAAGGGATTGTCTCCAGATAGTCATATTCCTGGGTTTTAGCGTCATCAAGCGAACTGCCGCTAACGAACATTTTACCCCATCCGCCTCTCGTTTCAAAATTGACGTTGCCATCATATATCCTGTCTGTGTTGAAATATGGCACTATGTAATGTTCGTTGTCCAAAAACACGTCTTTGATAGGAGAGCCCGAAAATTCATCGTCCTCATAGTTCAATCGCAATATCTTGGCTGCCGTGATATATTGGCAAAATTCACCAACTTTCATGTATCTTAACTGATAATACACACCGTTTATTAATATGTTATTCGGGCTATTGACATCAGCGGGATGTTCTGCCAAATAATCATCCAGACTCTCATAGTCATCCAGAACAGTGTATTCGTCAGGATTTTCTATGGTAAGATAATCCTGTGACTCATAGTAGTAAAAATCATCATCGCGCTTTTTAGGCTTGACTTTATAGTATTGTTCCTTGATTGTAAAATCTGGATTGTTTTCATCATGATTGCCGATACCAAACATGCCGAAAACCATTTCAATTGCATGCCTGGTTCCCTTTGACCTGAATATCTCGCCAGTGCTTAATGTCAAACGTTTCATGAAATCATTGTCAACCATATTCTGTGAAACTTGTTCAAGGTTTCTTGTGTCATACCATTTTTCATACGACACATAAGCCTCGCAGTCTTCATTTCCAGAATTACTGCAGTCCCATCGCTCAGATTGGTCAAGTTTGGTAACATATTCGTCAAAGAACTCTTGGTCAAGGTACAAATTTGTGTCATGGTTGGGTTTTGTTGAAAACACTTCCCACCCAAGAAGGCTGGCTTTGTCGGATAATTCGGCGTTAGCCAGGTTTTGCTGCTCATTGTTGTAAGTTATGCAGTTTTTTAGACTAATCGAATCAATATAGCGTTTGATGTCGTCATAACATCTGCCCCATATCCGTAGGATGCCCTCCATTCTGGTACCACCTAGTATCGATTCTTCCTCCTGTCCCTCTTCATACTGTCTGGTGTGTGTCCAGTCAAAGCTTGTTATTGCCTCATGGGTCATGCTTCTCCATATGTTGTCACACCACACATCATCCATAATTGTAGCCAAATTGTACAACGAATCCACATATGAACTGAAAAAAATGCTGTCAACGTCGATACAATATCCGTCATGTGGCCACGAATACCATTTTTCCACATAGTTATAGTCTGGGATATTGTCACCCATTGGCTCTGGTGTTATCAAGTTCACCGAATAAATCGGGTCATGGGTACGGCTTAGCAATTTGGCTTCAAAACCATCCAAGTTCTTGAAATAATTGTCGATAATAGAATCTGTTGGCTGTACAACCATGTTTTTCACATTGGTTCCCCACACAATGTTCCCAGCAACGGCAAACCCGTAAATATGACCTGATTTGGTTTCACTGTTTTCGCCCACATATGTGAATGCGATGTCATATTTGATTGTGTAGTCCTCAACACAGTCATTATATGGTCTAGCCCATACATTCCACGTTTTTATTTCACCGTTGTTCAAACGGTATTGCTTATATGACAATGGCATGTTTCTCAAACTGTTGTCATATTTTCCCAAATTTGCGTTTGTTGTGTGGAAATCTATCGTGAACGGATTAGCCAGCTGGTATATGGCACAATCGTCCGTTTCCAAGTCGGTGTATTGTATTGCATAGTTATGGTGACCGTCGGTTATTATGTTGTTTATCCAGATTGGTTGTCCCTCTTCGTTAAAAGACATTATGTGCGTCTCCCCACTCCAGAATCTGCCTGGAAACCATTTGACTATGTTTTCAATTGAAACTCTTACCAACTCAACAGCCGAACCGTAGTACGCATAGTCGCGTATGTCGTTGCTTGTGTCGAGTATAAATGTGCCATTGACTGTCTGGTCTATTTTTTGGTCAAGTGTGTCCTGAGTAATAGCCTCGCTCCATTCGCCGCTGCTGTTACGATAGCGGTTTCCTGGTCTGTTGTTGTCTGTGAAAAGAAAGTTGGAATCACCGTAAACCCTCTTTTTGCCAGATTCAATCACATGACGTTCGCCCAAGGTGCCCCAATCGCGTTCAAAAATTGTTCCACCCTCAACAGCCTGATGGCGTTTTTTCAATACATAATTGCTATATAGTTTACTGTATCTTCCCATGATTAACTATTCCTTATGGTTTCCAAATCAAAAGTTCTGTCAATATTGTCGCTTTTATCGAGTTTGGCTTCGGCAATTTCCTTATTATGGTAGTTATCCTTGACAGTTGAATATTCAAACTGTTTGTATATCTCACCATCGAAATTGTATGTTGTCAGACGACCATTCTCCAGGTTGCGAACCTGTTCACCTTCCAGCATGACACTAATGGTCTCTATGTCGTGGTTGGTAACCTCCAATTCAAGGCACACTGGGTCAAATTTCGTGTTTTTTATCACTATTGTCTGGCTTGGCTTGCCTATGAACGGCATTGAATTACTTTTGAACGACGGTGCTGTGGATGGTGTCACTGTCAGGAAGCACAAAGAACCGTTTGGATTGTAAGTGTATCCTGTTGCGTTGGTGTTTGATGAAGTCAAATTCTGCGACAAAGCCTGGCACCTACCATTGCTTGTTATAATCCTGAAATATTCTTGCCTGACCAAACCGCCATCATTAGCATTATAGTCAAAATATTCTATACGGTAACCAGTCAGGTTGTCGTTTGAAAACAATGAGTGGTCTTCGCCTGATATTTCATTTGTGTCAATTACCAAACCCCTGATTTCTGGATATGCACCAAGTGCTCCTATATCCTTGATTGTGCACTGTATTTCCTTTGGTGTTATATACACAGTGTATATGCCAGCCTGTCCAAATATTGAAACTGGAAGCTTTAATGTGTACATGCCAGGAAGCCTGACATCTGAAATACCAGTTATTGGAGAGTCAACTGTTGAATTGACCAGAACTGTATTGACGTCGTCTATTTTTCTGAATCCCGTAAAAGCTGGGTCATTACTACTCCTGGTTGGTTTATAGTTGTAGTATATCTCAGCATCCGATTTTGGATTGAATAAAGCTTGTTTAACTGTACCGTAAGTGTTATTTGCCATAAATAATACGATTCTTTTAATATAAATATAATAAATTGCAATTTAAAATGCAACATCACATCAAATTAAAAAAACCGCCATTGGCATATGTCGCCAAGTCATCGAACGTCCTGATTTCACCCAATTTCAGGTGGCGTTCCCAAGCGGCTGCGTTTCCTCTGGTAACATGCACATCATTCTTGACTTCAGGTTTATAGGAAATACCGTCCAAATAGTCAACCTTAAACGTCGGATTGACCAGACTGTCTTTGTCCAATGTTATATTTGCCGAAAAATTGCTGTTAATGTAACTGTAGTCAACATCAACCCCGTCCACCGTCATTTGTGAATAAACTGTCTGTACATGTGTACTGAATTCGCATTTTTTGTAAGTGTCACCAACACGTCTTTGATTATAAGTGATGTAATCATTAAATTGGTCGTCATCCTTCATGTTGTCTATTTCACCTCCAGCGTCATATGTGTACACTTCTTCATAAGCAACGCCGTGTGCGGTATCGCTATCATCATATTCGTAATACCCGATATAATGGTGCACATTGCCGTCGTCGTCTGTTTCATTGCCAATGTATTTGGCTTTCAAATGTGCCCCAATGACATAGTTGAAAGTTATGGTACGGTTGATTTTATCCCTTGTTATGCCAGTTATCACATCACCGTATGCCATCAAGTGCATTTCATACTCATCTTGTGTTGTCACCCTTGGATATCCGTCCATAATCACAACGTTATTAAATTCATCTGTGATTGTTTCACTATATCCCACATCACCAACCTGATAATACCACAGCCAATCGGCATTAACGCCTGGATATAGAATTGCACCCCCCTCATCCAAATAATTCTTGTTGTTTCTGAAACCACGAAGTTTGCTGTCAGTGGTTCCGTGCAACTTGTCTTGCCCTGATTCCACACTATATGTTTCTTCCAATTTCACAAACCAAGCAGCATTGCCTGGAAGCTGTTCAGCATCTTGTGTCCCTTCCTCGACACATTTATAGGAACTGTCGTTGTATATGACAGTTTCACCAATAGCATAGTCTTTCCTTGGGTCGTAAAAAACCAAAAATGTGTTCAATATACCCATGTCATGGCTACTGGACACCATATTGAACGTGAAATCTATTGTTTCAGTGTCTGCATGATATCCGAAAAACTCAGCAGCCACATCCTCGGAAGAAACTGCTTTTTGTCGGTAATACTCTTTCATTGTGTCGCCACCCATTTTGGTATACTTTTCCTGCAGGCATTCCAAGTCGCAATTGATTTCACCTGTAATTGATTTGATTTCATTGTATTTACGGCACATGATACTGATAACTGTGTATTCGTTGTACAGTCTTGCGGCGTTTGCCAAATACTCACATTCAGGCACCAAAACCCAGCTGTCATAGTCAGTCGGCGACACCAAAATCCCAGTGGTGTTCTTAACATCGACCAGTGTTATGTCAAACCTGCCTATACCCCTTTTCATGAATTTAATGAACGTGCTGGACGGATAAGTATCTTTATATCTGTAATACAATATCATCAATGTCCTGTATGAATAGGTGGTGTTCTCTTCAATCATGTGCTGTATACTGGTAACCGTTTCACCATTATCATTGATGGTTTCAGTCTCAATATCAAGAAAAACACCCGTTGGTGTGGTTAAAGCTGTCGGTATTTTACCGTAACACCCTTCTTCAGAATCGGTCGCCTTATGCACAACACTGATATTGTTCGAAAATTCAATATAAGGAAACAATCCAGGTATTCTGGATGTTATGTCCTCAAGACCATATGTTTTCTTTATTATGTTCATTTTAACTGAAATTTATTCGTGCCTCATACAGGTTTATGTTGATTACATTACCGTCAATCGCTGGTGTGATACCATAAGTGTCTGGGTCAAGATAGTAGACCCTCCTTTTTGCATCCTCGTCATATTTCGCCTTCAGATGTATGTAAGAGTATCTGGTGTATTTCTTTATTCCATATCCGCTTGCATCTGGCGCCCAATCGTTTATTATGTCATTGTTTGTCTTGAAACCACTCTTGTCATCCTTATATGGTGCCATCATTGGTATGTTGCGTCCATAACCTGCATGGTTGAATTCCACTTTAAGGTATATGTCTGTGGGTACAGACGGTGTGTCCGACAAATCCCATGTATACAGATAAAAGCCTTCACTTGAATTATTTGACAGGTATTTGTTCTGAGTCACAAGCTGTGAGCTAAGCCTGTAATTCTCTATATCCTCACGCGTCATTGACGATACACCCAAAATATTCATAAGAGAATTTTCCGTATACCTGGTGCCTGTATTCACCTCCCTGTCGACTTTAATCCCTTTGACGATATCACCGTTGTTGTCGAAATAACATTCGAAATTAGACCTGGATATAAATTTGGAATATAATTTGTTGCAATCAACAAATACTGTTGAGTAAGACAACAGTTTTTGCTCACCCGCATTAGGTGAATCATAAAACGACAGACGGATAAACGACTTTTTGAGCTTGTTCTTCTGGTATTTCACGTCATTTGTATCAAACCCGAGGTATCCAAGCAAATCCGACTGACAGCTCCTTTTCCATTCATTAACTGGTGTATTTGTGTTTTGGGCATATGAGTAATATTTGTTGAGCGACCAATTGTTATTATCGCCATATGTGTCAAAATTCCATGAATCACTGTCGTTTACTGTCCAGTCATCACCAGAATGTGTCCTGAAATGCAGATTAAAATTTATTTGAGTACATTCCTCAAACTTGTCACCTGCCTTGACAACGACTGGTGTGAACATGTATTTCTCCATTTCGATTGGCTTGTTCACCGCTTTGGCGAATTCCTGTTCCACAAAATACTCTTTTATGTTTGATTCGCGGTACATGTCCATGCCAGATTTGAGTGAAAACGGTATGTTCAAACTCACTTTGATTTTTGTGGCAAAAACCCGTTCGCTCGGCGTAAGTGCACTCAAATTCCACCTGATATGATTCCTACGGACATCCAATAACCCGTAGTTGCCGTCAAATTCATATCCAGCAGGCAAATGGCTTGTGTCATCATCGGCGCTGCCGAACAGAATTTCCGACAATTCCATAATATTTTCAACAGTCGAATCGTATTGCCATTTAAGGGTATGGTTGTTGATATATTCAACATTTTCCAAAACAGCTGTTACAGTGTCGTGTGAAATGTAGAGTCTCATGTCTTCACTATTGTGTTCGAAAAAATGAATTGGATTGAAATAAAAAAACCATGATTTGTTATCGTTTTCATCATACACAAGTGTAATCCTGTTCAACTCCAATGTGCTGTATTTTTCATCAAGAAAACACAATGAGTTGGATATTCGGTCAACCGAATCCACGGTCAGCCTGGCTGTCCTGGTGGTTGTTGCTGAATACTGCCTGCCGTAGTCTATAAAGTATATCTCACTGTTGGTTACGGTAATCTCATCCCCAATGTTAATGTCGGATATGTCATTACAGGACAAAGTGACATATATTTTGTCTTCTTCTTCCTCAACAGTCTCCAGTAGCTGGAAATTAGTGTATTCCAGCTCAGTCACTTCATTTGTTAGCATGTCTTTGTTTAACTGGTATTTCAACATTGTGAATTGTGGTCAGTTTCTTTATATTCAAGACTTGATTCAGTCTTACTTGCTTTACTCTGGGTGTCGCCCAAAAACCATTTGTCGATTGAATTTAGGTTACCGCAGGCTGTTTCATCTGAGCTGTCTGTGCCGTCGTTTAAAGCCTGTATTGTACATGTACTTCCGTCAAAGTACAATCCGTTCACGTTGTAAGGGTCTTGCCTTTTCAAATAAAAATTGAAACAAGTATCCACATATACAGCATTGTTAGCAAACACATAACTCGCAATTTGCGATTCGTTAGAGTTTATGTCCATTATGTCCATGACATCCCTCCACAGAAACGTGTTCAACCCTACGCGTGTCGCCCCAGACGGTATGTTCATATTCTGTCCCCTTAACGTATAAAGGCGGTTGTTCAGATTCTGGCATATTGTAATCCAGTCACGATAGTTGTTATCGTCCGAACTTATTTTTTCCATGACAAACGAATATTCGTCTGGTATGTATACAACATTAAGCCACCATTCAACGGGACTGGCTGGGTTTATGTCCGTCAGCAGCACTTTTGCATCAGCTGACAGATTGTGTTTCAAACCCGTCCTGACCAATATGTATATTCCGTTCAATTCATCAACTTGTATTGGAGTCGCGTCGATGACTGAAATGTAAGGATGTGAATCCTGTATCACTGGCGTCAAATCCCTTAACGGTATCCTGTAATGCGCTTTATGGTAATATCCCTCTGGTCTGTAGACAACCCCACTCACTTTATAGGTACACACACCGAAACCGCTGGTGTCATAATCATCACTGGTTATTTCGTCAAATTTGAACGCAACTTCACCGTTTTCATCCATTTCCCTCTGCGCCGTGTTAAACCTGAAGCATACGTCACTGATAGTGGTTTCCTCACAAGTCCATGGGCAGAATTCCACAATGTCACCGTAAAACCAGTCGTTGGTAATGTTAATGTCCTTGGTGGTAAAGCCATCCTCCTCTTCGCAGTTTCCGATTGTTTGTATGATGGCGCTTGGATTAATCAACGTCACATCACAAAAATCTCTTCTTATATCCCTTATATTGTCTGTATCTGTTCTTTCCTGTGACAGTTCAAAACCGCAGGTAACCGAACCAAAACAATGTGAATACTCAATGTCTGGGTCATTGTAAAGGTTTTGGTCACCAGATGTGTCTTCCCCATTCAAGGCATACCATTTGTCATGTCCCTTGTTGGTCTTCACAATGGTCAGATACACTTCAGACAAGCTGCGACCAAGGTTATCCTTAAGATTACCGACATTTATGTTGTCCGTAAACACACTCTGGGTTATGCTGTCGCCATATATCGTATTCGAAAACGCCAACTGGTAGGTTTCCTTATCCATGGTAACCCCACTGGAGCCAGGAACCTGCTTGAATTTCCTCACATAGTAACTGCATTGCGCGTTTCCGTTTGTCTTCGCGAACCTGACTGATATGTAATCACTCCACAAGCCATTCATTGAGTCGTTAACTTCAGTGTTGGTGTTGTATTTATCGTTGTTGGTAAACGCGTTGTTGATTATAGCCTGGATAAACGTATTACTGTCAACACTTCCGTCATACACAATCCCTCTATCATGGTTGTACAACACATAATATGTGGGTTCTGACTCTTGAACATTTTTCACTTTTATGTATTTGTCAGTATCCGTAGGTATATTAGTCAAGCCACCGTCTTTTTCTGTTTGGTCTGGATATTCCGTGATGAATTTGTCTTTTATTATACCGTCAGTGTCAGCAAACAACTCAAAACGTCCGCTGTCCCATGCCCCTGTATGTATATCTGTTGTAATATAAATTTTATCTTGATATTCTGTCAATTGTCCTGGAACATATGTGTTGTCTTGACTGAATTCAGGAATCAAATCATTTGACCATTCCTGGTAAAAATAGTCCCTCACATAGTCCCACGCTGTATAGCCTTCAGCATAAGGTGTGCAGAATATTTCCTCAAGCAAATCCTGATTGGTTATATAAAAATAGTATTCAGGATTGTTGTGGTTTATATCCCCAACTCCAGCGACATCATATTCAAAACGCGATTTTTTCCATGTGCCGTTTTTTTCGTCTTCATTGAAATATAGGCAGATTTTGTCGTCTGGCTGAAGATTGTGCTTTGTTGCGCTTCTGAAAAATATTGCGCCCAATCCGTTTGGCAGTGTCCTGAATCTGACGGTTATCGTCGCCAGTGCATTGACTTCACCGTCTTTCACCAAAACAAAATCATTGTCCTCTATCCTATCACCAACCTTTTTCCTGTAAGTCATGGTGCTTTCGAACGGGTATGTGATTGTATATTCCCAGTTATGTTCAAGCCTGTTCCTGTAAGGATTGTATTTCGGAACAAACGAATACAATGTCCTGTCTGGATACATGTCAATGAATTCACAGTTTCCCTTGTTGTTCATTACCCTGCTTATATCCATATCCTTGCCACCCCTGCTTTTGGCTGGGATTACAGATGTGTTGTAGAAACCAAACCATCCGTCCTGTTCTTTAAGGTTTTCACTTACCGCCTCACCTGTATAAAAAGGCATTATGTCATCCTTGTCATACAAGTGTTTTTCAACCATTGACGTGTCAGTAACGGTTTTCCTGCAGCACCTTTTCAGCACTGTACCGTCAGCCGAACGCATCGTGTCTTCTATTGTGTTGAATTTCTGTTTGGCTTCGTCTGACAAATTATTGTAGTCATTGACTATCCTGTACGATTTGTTCCTTATGATATGGTTGTTAAAAATATCCAATCCTGGGTGGTAGTCGAAACCAATCTCTTCCCTTGAATATTCGGTATTCCTTATCATATCGTATATCCCTATATCAGAATCCTTTCCCTTTATCTGGTTTTTGATTCTGGATAATGTCTGCTGGTCGACATCATCATTGAGCTTAACAACGTCAACCTCGTCTGACCCCTCACCCATGACAACTTCTGTACACGCGTTGAACAGAACGTTTGTACAGTATGGTTTTATTGTCAAAATCAACCTGTAATTGTCGCAAGCATTGCGTTCCTTCAAGTACTGGTTGTTCAGGTCTATGGTTGACTTGACTGTACTGTCGTTCAAGATAGATGTGGTTTGGTTGATATTGAACCCCACACTTGTGTCAATATCAACCCTGTCAACCGATTTCTTACTATTCCTTAATATGTTAAACGTCTTTGGCATATACAATAAATATCAAAACATGTATATTAATTGTTACTGTTATTGTCCGCATTATTCGAATTTGAAGGATTAATCGCCTTTTCCCAATCTTCCTTGTTATCGTATTCGGTTACATTGACATTACCTGTCTGTTGACCGCGTACACCTCTTATTATACCACTTTTGTCTTGTACCAATATGTGTAGCCAATCAAGAATATGTCCATTGTTGTCCGTGTTTTCAGTACCCATTGCTGACAGATTAATTTTTATTGCCGACGCATAATATGTATTTCCTTCTGTTACACTATTGTCAACAACTTTTATATAACAATGTTCAGCGGTATTTTCAATAACAGAACATACTTGGCTGTAAGTGTCAGCTTCATAATCATTAGTCTCTGAACTATAGTGAGTTATACGGACTGTGAATGGATAGTTTAAGAGATAATAAAGGTCTTCAACATAATGTATTCCAGTCTTTATTGTGTCTTCAGTAGTATAATCACGTGAAGCACGCGGTAATATGTAAACCGCTCCACGAATTTCGTCCCTGACATCAAACCCGTTATAGTTATAGATGAACCTTATCTCCTGAGTTTCCACCACTGGCGATATTGTATAGCAGTTGTTGCAGCATGCTATCACAAAAAACTTGTCTTTAGGATATAACAGGCGCAGTGGTGCAACATTATCTGACGTTTGCGGATATTTACGCCTCATATAGTCAGATACATTGAAAGTGACATTTTTGGATTTTGAGATATAATGAGACACATTTTTGTCATCCAAATTAAACAGCAATTCAGGCATTGTCTTGAAATAATACCTGTTGTTGACTGAATCATACGACAAATTGGAATCTATTGTGCTTTGGCTATCACCGCTGTCATAATAAAACAACGGATATTCCGTGTAGTCCAAATCAAATATATAGTAAAGTGACTGATGCATTGTATATCCTTCACTGTTTGTATAGAACGTTCTGGCTTTAATATCATCATCTTCTTTTGAATTAAAACGTGGGTTATCTTCATATACGCCATTGTTATGTCCACTAAGTATCGGGTCATCAATGTCAACAGCCAATGTCCCTATGATATGCTCCCTATATTCATCACCATAACCGTCGGTGTAGACCAAGTCGTCATCCAAAAGAGGCAATTCCGTATATTGATACGGCTTACCGCTATTTGGCTCAATGGTGTTGAATTCACCATATGTCGGAGGATAATTCTGTATATCAGGAAAATCACTGTAAATTAATCTTTTTACATTAATGTTCTCATATATATCACTATTGTTTTCGGTAGGTGTATACAATTTTATTTCCGTGCCTCCAAATTCAGCTTTAATGTTACTTTTTTCTGTATCCGCTGGAATACCGTTGTAGAGATAACCAGCCATAAAACCAGGCATAGTTACGTCAACACCTTTCCAGTTTTCGGTTACGGTTGCCGTGTCTAGCACATTGCCATAATAAACCTGTGTTGTGCTTGTACTTGGCTCAAATGTGTAAATGCCATACAAATCACTGTCAGTTATTGTGGTAACTCCTGTAGATTGTGATATTGCCGTTTTCACATCATCCAATGACATATTGTCACTCTCAACTTCATACTTATAAAATGTGTTATCCGCTTGTTTGTAGTAAACAACATCACCTGAATTAAACTCGTTTTTTAATGTCACAGTTGTGTCGGTCGGAATATCACTGAACGAAAAATTGTATAGTTTGTTTCCGTTGTTATATATATAGGCATCTGTGTGTTGGTCTAATCTAACCACCCATCCATTACCGTTGTCATTGTCACAACACAAATTCTGACTATCCAAAATATAATAGCATACACCATATCCATATAAATCATCATGAATTCCTTCTTGGGTTTTATAGGATTGTATTGTTACACCATTATAATTACCCTCTACCTCATGTTCAGTATATCCATTCGAGGAACGTATATAATACTTATCTCCAGCATAAAATATTGTTGCTTCGTCATATAAATAATACCTGGTAAGCTGAACAGCTTTATTTTTACTGCTTAGGTTTGGAACTGAGTCATGATAAAATCCAGACAAATCATAATCTAGGGGTGTAAAACTGTTAGCTTCAATGAATTCAGAAAGCGTTATACCTTGATTGCTTTGACCGTTTACAAACACCTGTTGATAATATTCTTGAATGCCACTACCCGCTTCTGATTTCGGCGTATACTTGATATAGACAACATAACCGTTATACAATATTGTTTCAAGTTCTGTTGATTGGTATTGCACCAATTCCAAACTCCATACTGTATTTGATGTTTGTCCAGATTCACTTATTATATCTTCAACTCTTTTGCCACCACTTGGTACTGTATACTCATAAAACCTATTGGAATTGTCCCTGATATATACAACCATTTCACCAGGCAGTGATTCATCGTTATTGTATTTTCTTTTATTGGTATATCCTATTTGGTAGATAGTGTATATCCAGCCTATTGTGCGGTCATCTGCCAACACATACTTAGGGTATGCTGGAACACCGTTAATTGCTGCAAAAATGAACGAAAATCCACTTTTTAATGGTTTGTTATAGAAATGCACAGGGAACATTGTTGCCAGTGACTTGTTGTTGCCTTCATTTTCGAAATTCGACAAATCCCTGCCAGGGGGTATTATTGAGTTGATATCATTCTTGACTGAAACGTAATAAGGGTGTTTGGGTTTGCCGTTGGCATAATACGCAGTAAATTCTCCATTAACTGAAGTGTAATCATAATACACTTTCTTATAAACGGGAGCATCTATATCAATTTTCAATACATTTCTTTTATACTGTCCCATTGTGTAATCGCCAGGGTCTCTGAATGTGAATGTAACCATGTATTCATTATACTCCTCATTTTCTTTAATATAGTACAAGTCGCCGTGATGTATAATATCGTCATTAACATATAGTACAAATTTTTCTCCATATGTAAGTGTCGGAAGTTTGAATGTCAGTGACGATGTTTCCATTTTACCGTCGACGACATATCCGTCAGAAAGTGTTGCCGTATTCGATATAGGGGTAAATTTTGTATTGTTTATGTCACTCAGTTTACCGAGTTTCAACGGCACTTTTATTTTTTTGGTTGATAAATTCGGCAGATTGTTGTACAATCCGTTCGACAATATAATCTCTTCGTTGCCGACAATTAAATATTTGACTGGTCTGGCTTTGGTTGTTGTTGTAACCGCCAGTGTGGTCTCGTTGTAGTTTATCCTGAATTTACCAGCAACCTGTCTGGCAAACTCACACCTCTTGTTTATGATTTCATTGATGTTTTCAATAAACTGCCTATATTCGAAGAAAGTCATACAGTTCAAATCACTGTATTCAATGTTTGGTTTATAAGTGTTGTATGTAACATTGCCGTTAGCATCTTCACTTGCAGCAATGATATTGCTTGAATCAGGTATTCTAAAATCAGCGGTATTATTTAATGGATTATCCCATCTGTCTACATTATATGTATCAATATTAATTGTCTCCTCATAATCTTCACCCAATACCGCCTCGACTATGTGGTCAGCATCGGTATAATAAACTCCATTGTGTACAATATTTTCTACTAGGACTTGGTTACCGTTATTGTCATATAACGTCACACCATCCTTAATTGAATAGGTATACTCTATCCTGCTTACCTCACCTTTGGTGTAATAGTCCGCATCAGTGCTCGGTGCGTTGAATGTATACTCGTCAGTCCATGTGTATGAAGTGCTTGTACTAGTGCTATCCGAACCCAAAACACCACATATTGCCATCACCTCAGCAATGCTTGTTTGAGTTTGACTGTAGCTTATTTCCTGCAGCTCTTTTGTTATGCCACCAAATTGGTATTGACCGACACTAAGCAAGTTGTTCCACCCTTTTAGATTAACTTTATTGAACGTGGACATGCGGTTGTTCGCATTCTTGAACTGCCCATCTTCAAGCTTATCGTCATTCCACCCACTGGCGAAACCCTTAATCAAATCATAGTCAATTCCGTTAATGTACATTTTGAACTCATCTTCATAAACGATTACGTTCAATGTCGTGACATTATCGGATTCTTCGATAGGGTTACCCTCACACATCTGTGTCACTGTTATCCTGTATCGCTGGTTACCATAAGGCACACCAAAATAAAATGTTGATATTTCGTTAACTGTGGTGTGTCCAAGATAACCGCAAATATCTGGAGGAATGGTTGACGGATGGTTTGGTGTTACATTAACCACACCATTCTCTATTTTTACCGTTACTGAACATCCGATATAGTCATTTCCGAAAAAGTCGGTGTCAATAGGTTCAAAATCGATTTTGAAGAAATTCTCGCTGATGTCAGACAATGCAACATATCCGTATATGTCCCTCACTAAAGCCATGTCATGTTTATAAAAATACGTGTTACTGTGTGTCACTTCCAGTCTGACGGCTGCTGTGTGTGGTACATAAACCGTTCCGTTAAATTCATAATAAACATCATCCTGTTCAATCCAGTCACCAACATTATATGCGGTGTATTCAGTGATTTCGCCATAATTGGCAATATTGGAATATGTTTCTCTCCTGTCAGTACCAGCAAACCTGCTCAACAGCTCACTGTTCTTTCTGTTGAATGGATTCACGTCACACACAAATGATATCCTCGGCAATTCAAATGTGATTTCATCGTCATAGATATTGTCGTAAGCATCGACGACCTCAATCGTATACCGTCCATTAGGTATAATATCAACTTCATTTGTTGTGTCACCAATACTATCAGGATTTTTATTCACCAAAGTATACTTGCTGTATTTTTCATATCCGTCTGGTTTTGCTGTGCAGAAAATGACTTTGCTTTTGTTTATACCTGATTTTGTGTACACGACGTTGGTATCCTTCTTGGTAAACGTGATAGTATATGGTGGGTCGATGTTGAAATCAAACGCTATAAAACCGTCAGTCGCGGTACTCTTCGGGCACCAGCTATTTCCTAGGAAATACATGTCATACGGGACATCCGAAGCAAACGTGTTCCTACAGTCTGAGAAAAACTCGGTGTTGAACTTGTCGATTGCGGTTTTCCCCTCATTCAGTCCAAAATAAAAATAGAATGAATTTTCGTATCTGGGCTGCCTGTCTTTGCCGTTTATCTGTTCAAGTGTTTTTGTGTAGCCGACAGCATTGTTGTTTTCATAGAAATATATTTTCTTTCCGTTCTGCTTGACGTAATCACCATACCTGAAATTGAGATATGTGTCACTGGAATTTTCCAGGTTATGGTTTCCTGTGTAATTGGCTTTCTGGGTGAACAGGCTCTTTTCTGTATACCCGTTCACAGTTTTGGCATTCATAAGAAGTTTCAGCGAACCGTCAAAATTGTCAAGATACATATGGTTGAAATCATATTCAAGCATTCCAGTTTCTGGATTCAGTTTTGTCCTCAAGAAATTGGAATTCAAGGTGGCGAACATGCTCCTATAGTCTGGATTGTAGATTTCGTCATATGATATAAAACCGTCAGGTGTCAAGGCTTCAATGTCCCTGCTTGCTGCTGAGGGTATTTCATTGCTCTCGTCAAGCGACACACCCAACTCGCAAATCCTGGCTAAATTAATCGTGGATTTCGGTTTGGTGTATGAATCAAAACAAGTCAATCCGTAGAACAAACCGCCGTTGTCATACTCGTTTTCATTCGCATTGTGCTCAATCGTCATTGAACCAACTTGCCTCGTCTCATTGAAATTGCTTTGGTCTACCCCGAGATTACCCCAATCAGCACCTGTGTATTCCGTTGTCCGACTGCCCAAGTCAATCTCATTGGCTTCGTTTTCATCAGGTAAAGTCTGATTTGTCTCGTTTGTATAATCATAAGTTTCAGACAGCAAATCTGGTGGCATGTTGTATGTCGTGCTCTCAAGTGATTTGAAAAACTGTGGTATACCGTGCATGTCACAATCATTCAGACTGCCAAGCAACACAATATCAGTTGCAAACAGTGTGACCAGGTCGGTATTGCCAGTTGACGGGTCATAGTCACATGGCTTATAATAATAAACCCTGTCACCCAACATGGTTTCCTTCTCAAAAACCAAGCCCTTGTATATTTTGAAATAAGACCTGGCATATTTGTGGCATTGGTAACCATAGCAATTAGCGTCATTACGGGTCGTAAAAATCAAAGTTTCCCTGCCAGTTTCGTCACTAGCCCTGCCACTTACAGTCTCTTCATTGTTAATTAACGGGTTAATGTTACCCATACTTTTTCCTGTCGGTGAAGATACAGTCCTTTTCTGCATGTTGGTCGAATACAAGCGGATATTCTTCTTGTATTTTCTGTCCATTAACAATGTATTGTCGGTTGCACACCACACGTCCTTTTTTAACTCACCGTTAATTCTTTTCTTTATCCTACGATACCACAACGGAAAATACATTACACCGTTAATCCAGTCGTTGTAAAAGTTGAACGATGTCACCTCGTTGTCCTGTGCCAACTGGTTTTCCACACAATTGTACAAAGCAGCAACATTGTCGTTACAACTGTTGCCAGTGACTTGTCTCATTAACACTTCTACCGTGTCATTAGTTCCAGGGCTGACATTTATTTCAACACCGTCATCTGTTTCACACAATCCCTGCAAAGTGATGCCACAGCCGATTTTCAAAAACAACTTGTAAAAAAACGCAGCGAGACCGCCACAATTGGTCGTATTGTTCTGCATGTCCTGGTAAACTGTTTTGGCGAACCATATAGAACTAGTACCATCGTCATCCCTTGGTGCTTTCTTTTTGTATTTTGCAAATTTTTTGGCAACGCCTTCCAACCAATATTTACCCAAGAATTTTATATTCAATGCTTTGCCTGCATCATAACAAGCTTCCCCAATATTGTAGAACATATAGCCGATATATGTCAAAATACCATTGATTACTCTTGTCAATGTAACCAAGACCTTAACAAGTGTACACATAAACATGTACATGAAATTGAATTTGATTCTCAGGTTGTTGAACGGCATTGGGTTATTTGACCCTGAATGGTTTACCATTTTGATGCCCAAATGTCGCAAGTTGTTAGGCAACCTGCTTTTCTGTAACCTGGGAATATAGCTTTTGACTGTATAGACGTTGTTCCACATCAAGTCCCTGAAGTTCTCATCCTTTGTCTTTGTACCGAACTCGTAGTCAATTGTTTTACTCTCAGTAAATGACGGATAGTCACTCTCCATTATATGCGGGTTATTGGGCACAAGAAACCTGGCTCGTTTTCTGGCGGCGACATCGCTTGGCGATTCAGCCATTGAAAACCTGAAACGCACCCTGGCTCTGGTCGGTATGCCAGTCGTAGGGTTGTCGGACATGACCATTTTGCCGAATTCATCCGTCATAATATAGTCAAGGTTCATTGGTATCTGATAACACCACACACCATCGCTGTTTATGTTATTGTCGCCTTTGACAGAGAACTGTTCTATCTGACCGTTTGGCGTTTTGCGAATCATTTCAATCCTGCCTTCACCCGTAATCATTTCATCCATTCGGCCCTGTTTCTTGCCGCCCACACAATTCTTGCCCATTGCGTTTTCGCCAGCATCCGTGACGACACTGCCCATAAAGACACATGTGGGCTCGAACTTGTAGTTGATGTTCATGTCACATCTGGTAATTGCAGCATTGGTCTCAGTGTCAGTTGTGTCACCCCAAAACGGATAAACATAAACGGACTGGTCTTGTGTGATTACTTGCGCAAGAGAATCAATGTTCGTGTCAACCTTGAACTTGGTCATATTCTCGAACATGTTGGCATTGTAACCTTTGTATATAAGGTCTCTCGGTTTCTGTGACAAAATGCCAATATCCGACAAATCAACGTCCATATGGACTGTATGTGTACCTACAGGCACACCGTAAATCATATAGTCACCAGATTCATTTGTCCTGGTTGTGAAACTGTAGTATTTGTCGAAAACGTCAATCCAGTTGTTGTTGTCCAGCAACACCCTTTTACTCGGAAACGTGCCTATGTTCTGATGGCAGTCGTCATCGACTTCAACAGGTAAAAGATTGTACCTTACACCATTGTTGTCAAGGTCTCTGGTCGAAACATAACTGTACAGAATCTGTTTCGATATGTCTTCGGTTTCCTCATATTCAACAAAAACAGACACTTTCACATTAGGCACACCAAAACCGCCGTTAGCCAGCACACGTCCAGCAATAACACCAGTATTTGAACCCATGAGTTTGTAAGTGTTCCGTTGGTCGATAGACAACGACAAAATGTCCAAAGTGTCTATTGTGTTGTCGATAGTGAAATGCACCACACTATCCTGGTTGACATTTGTTCTAATCCTATATGACTTGTTTTCTTTTCCCATGCCTGTTAAAGAGTTTTCCAATGTTTATGCTATTACCTGTAACAACCGCATAAATTGCATATGCAACCAATACAGGAGCTGCAATAATAAGTATAACAAACAGCAAAATTACTATAAAAATTTTACCGATAACCATGGCAACCTTTTCCGTGCCATGTGTCTCCCTTATTGTCTCATCGTCTGTGTATTTCCTGGCTTTCTTAGCCGTGTCTTTACAATTACATCCCATAACATATAATATATTGTTTTCAAACGAAAAAAGCGAACCGTTTTCCAGTTCGCTTTTATAATTATTTACCTTTCAATTTTTTGATGATATGTAATATCTTTATCTCTGTTTCACATAACAGCGGACGTCCTTGTTCGGATATTTGATTTCAAACATGCTATCCACCGAACCATAAAGCACCTTGTCGCTGTCATCCAAATCTATTTCACGTTCATCCTTTTCCCCACCAAGTGAACTATAGCGTTCCGTGCTGGCGCATGAGGTATGGTCTACGGTCGACTGGTTTATCTCGTTGTCCGAATAGCCTTCATCCGCACCAACCTTGTTATAGCATCTCAATGCGATAAGATTCACCACACCGTCAAGCTTGGAAATCTCCTTTTCCAAATCGCCGAGAAAAATGTCTTCCCCCATGATATGTTTCCTGATATCCATGTAATCAGTAATGAGATTTATCACCCTGTTGATAACTTCACTGCTGTCATATGCCTTATCGACAAACAAATAACAGTCAAAAGCCAGGTTTATGACCTTGCCAGACCGCAACTCGACAAAGTCGTTCACCATCTTATATTCCTTAAGGTATTCCTTGATATTCTCGGCAACGGTTTCGGACAGCATTGTCATCAGTTTACCGTTATAGTCAAGACCCAAAGTATAGATGACAACCTTGTTGTTTTCCTCAACGACACTATGTCTGAACGGGCAACCGTATTTCGGGTGAATTTGCGATATGCGGGAATAATAGTCCTTTAACGTTACGCACCTGTTCTGTGCCGAGGCGTTGTATTTAATCAGATATTTGATTTCCTCATTGGACGGCGCGTCTTTTCCGCCGTATGACGGTGTTGGGTTGGTAACCTCCAGTGTGTTGGTTACACTCATCTTCTTTTTGCTGTCGTTCGGGTCATTGCAGTTTCCTTCAATCGTCATCCTTAGAGAAGTGATTGTGTTGATTGTGTTGGCACCGACATTCGACATCGAGCCGCCGCCTACCCTATACAGGACAAACATCGTGGTACCGCTCTCTGGCAACACACCCATATAGTCGTTAGCCTCCATACGGCTCATCATGTATTTCGTGAAATCTGTCGCGTCTGTCGGTATCGTGCCATAATAATTCCTCAATCCAGCACCAAACGTTATTTTGATGTCATTTGCGTCGGTGAATTCGGTTATGAACTTGTTCTTGACCCTTTTCCATTCACCTTTCATTGCCTGTCTGACCGTCACTGTGACAGGTTCGTTGTTGTCGTCGGTCACCACAGCCCCGTTTTCATCGAGCAGGTCAAATTTTTCAACTTCTTCCCATACTGGGTCATAGTATCCGTTGTCGGTATTCTCATCAACCACATAACCGAAACGGTACTGGTCTATCAGATTGTCGACCTCAAAATACCTCTGTACAGGCAAACCCCTCTTGTCAAGATAAGATTCCTTGTCAACATAAAATTCTGGAAATATGGGGTCTTCGGACAAATTCAGTCCCTGTTTCAATATAATGCTTTCAATGTTTGTTATATTGCTGTCAGATATTATCACTGACATGAACGGCTCGATATTGTCGTTGGTGATGACTTTCTTATACATTCTGGTCTGACCAGCGCGTGCTATGGTAAGTTTTTTGTACACGTAGTTGATAATGTTGCCGTTACCGTCCCTGTTGGGAATTATCTGGCGATTGGACAGACCGTTAGTGTCAAACTGGCTATTGAAATCCACGTCTTCAATTAACTCAAAAGTGTTCGCACCGTCCGAAACCAGTGTTCCGCGTCTGACCACAGGGCAATAGTTTTCATCTGCGATAGCCAGGTTGTTTCCACCGTTGATTGAATTCCCGTTGTTCATCGGTATCTGACAAGACAGTTCAATCTCAACTATAGCACATTTAGGTCCTGTTATTTTCAAGCCGTTTGTACGCGCGATGTTAAGCAGTGCGTCTTTGGTGTTGGCACTGTCGACATTCGTTTCCTGATACACCCTGTCTATGTTGTACGACAAGTTGTCGGCAATATCCGCCTGTATGTCCATAAGCCAGTTGCCGATAGATGCGTCGTTATATTCATTGAAAATGTCTGGATAATATTTCTGTGTTATGTCCAGGATACTGTTCTTATAGTCGTCATATGTCCTATTCAAATAGGAAATCCTTGATTCTGCCATATTTAAATTCTCTGTGTTAATTCATAATAATGTGTTGACCCGTCTTTTTCCCTCACGGAATATCTGATTTTAACCTCAAGCCCTTCATTATCGTCACCAATAACGTTCGTTGTCACTTCTTCAACTTCGCAATTCGGTATAAATTTCTTGACTTTTTCCTTTACCTCAAACACAACATCATCCCACGTGGTCGGGTCATTTGTGTTGAAAAGGTATTTGATTAGGTTGGTTCCAAACAACGGGTCTCTAAGTTTCTCACCCTCTGGAGTGAATATAAGGTGTATCAGCTGGGACTTGACCTCATCAGCCCTTGTTGTATTCAAATCCAACAAAGTCTTCTTTGTCTCCATCTTGATTGGAAACTTTATGCCATATTTCTGTGTTCTAGCCATTATCAAACTTATAGTTTATTCTATACATTATAAATATAATATTTTCTGGTTTTAAACACAAAAAAAGAGCCGTTGATTAACGGCTCCTCACTTAATTCAGTTGTGTTTACGAACATTTCGACCACCCGCATTTTGGGCAGTGACAGCAGCCTCCCTCATTAACCAATAGAGTTCCACATTCTGGGCAAGTGTCTTCACTTTCTTCTTTTATTTCCATGTATTTACTCAATACCCTGGAAATTGCCTTGTTGAATGAAACAATATTGTCGCTGCATTTGTCCTCCAGCTTGATAATATCCTCAAGCCTCATGCCAGTCCTAAGATTTCCGCTCACATGTATCGAAACATTACGATATTCACGTTTCTCACTGTATTCTTTAATGTTGTAAACTGAATCACGGATAATCTCAACATCACCCTTTGACAGTTTATGTCCCTCGTTGACGATTGATGAAATCTTTTCAATTTCACCATTTATATCATAATCAGTATCAACTTCAATCGCAATGTTCGGAATCTCCATTATTTCAGATTCAAATTTGTAAACTTTCTTTTTAACCCTGGTGATTTTGCCTCTATGATTCTTAACTTTCTGACATTCATCACACGGTAAAACAAACATTTCATATGGTTTGTTATCCATTAAACCGACAATGATAATGAACGTCTTGCCTTGGACTTTCACTTGATAATAGTCACCATCCAACACTTTAGGACGTTTAGGCGCATTCACAGTGTTGAATATAACTTCATTTTCCTTTTTTTCTGTTGTTCTGTTAAGGATTGCTGCACGTTTACAGCCTTCACGGAAAACTGTAACGCCTTTCAATCCGTTCACCCAAGCCTGGAAATATATGTCATACACATCCTGTACCGTAGCTTTTTCTGGAAGATTGATAGTCGAACTTATGGAAGCGTCGATGTTCATCTGTAAAGCGGATTGCATGAGAATCCTGTCTTTAGGCTCGATTATATCCGCTGTGACAAAATAGTCAGGCAATTTTGACATATTTTCATTAATATATTCAATATTCCTGTTATTTTTGTCAAAATCATCACCCAGGTAATCCAGCACCGCTTGCGGATACACTACATAATCAACTTCACCAATGGATTTGGTTGACCTGGTATAGTTTTTGGCAAACATTGGTTCGCCACCACCAGCGGTTGCATTAACCATAGTTGATGTTGTGCCAGTAGGGGCAATTGTCAACAATTGGCTGTTTAACGGGTACCGTCCTTTATACTTGTCACTGATATATGGTTCAATCTGTTTCTTATAAAACTCCGATTCAAACAAACCTGGATATTCGGCACCTACTGTATTCAAGTCACATGACTGTTCAAAAGCAGACAACAACATCTCGTGTGTTATTTCATACGCAATTTCCCTTGATTTGGGTGTACCATACGCAATTCCCATTTTAATCAATGCACCACCAAGGTCAAATATACCAAGACCAATCTGGTGATATTTTTTAGCACTGTCACGCTGTACTTTCAATGGATGCAATTCAGTTCCTTCAACCTGAATTTGATTAAGTCCAACTGTTGCTATCTTTACATCCTTCTTAAACTCATCAAACAGAAACTCACCATTATCGTTTACATACTTGTAAAGATTCATGGCACCGAGCAAACAGGCACCTCCGTTTGGAAGCGGTTCTTCGGCACATGGGTTTACACCAGCATATTCAAAATCTTTGTTGGCTGACATCATGTGCCAATTCTTGATTCTATCCCAATAAAGAATACCAGGCTCGCCATAATCCCAATTGTTCTTAACCAGTTTCATAAACAAATCCCTGGCTTTAATTTTCCTGAGATATACAGGTCCACTTATAGTCTCGATGCAAATAAGCTTGTCATATTCTTCTATTGCATTAAGCTCTTTATCGCTAATATCCATATTGCATGGCCAATGCAACAAATAATCAGTGTCATTTTCAACAGCCTGCATAAACTTGTCGTTTACCCTTACACTGATATTTGCGTTGGTTATCTGGTCGGTATTGGCTTTTATGTCAATGAACTCCACAACATCTGGATGATTGACATCAATGCTAATCATCAACGCTCCACGTCTACCATTCTGTCCGATTGTGCCAGTAACAACATCAAAAGTCTTCATAAACGACACTGCGCCAGTGGTACTTCTAGCTGAATTATGCACAACAGCTCCAGCTGGTCTTAATTTGGAAATGTCAATACCAACGCCACCACCATAACTGTAAGTACGAGCCATGTTGGAACAGCATTCATATATACTTTCAATTGAATCATCGACAGTCAAAACATAACAGTTGGACAGCGTTGTCTTTATGCCTTTGTTGTTCAGACCGCGATTTGACAATATCCTGCCTGCAGGTATAAATTTCTGTTCAATAAAAAGGCGTTTCATATCCTGATTTCCGCCAGAAACCCTTGCAGCCCAATCCATGAAACTCTCATTTTCCTGTAGATATTTTTTATTAATAATGTCAGTTCCCAACTGACTGTCACCTAACCACTCTTTTAATGTTATTTCTTTATCCATATCTTATATTTGAATTTTTTTATATAAAATATATATCAAAAAAAGTAAAGAATCCTATTGTTTTTTGTAACTATTTTTAACATTTATTGCCATATTGGTGGCATACTGATTGTTACCGTCAAACACATCTTCCTCGTCCATCATCGTGGAAAAATCGAATTTGGTTGTGCCGTTATTGAACGTTACCCCAAGGAACTGGTTTGTCTTGATTCTGCCTGGTCGGAACTTGTTTATGAAGATGTTTATCTTGTCATGCAGACGCATCTCTTCCGTCCTGGCAAATGAAATTATGACGTGTCCAATCTGAACCTTTTTGACCGAACCGCCAGCCTGTGTAAGACCGACAATCTGTTGGTTGAACGAATCCTTGGTACCCTGCACTGGGCACCATAGAGCCAGATTGAACTCATGTGCAATTGATTCGAGTTTTCGCATAGTCAAACCTTCCCTTGTCCATTCGGTATCCGCGCTTGTCTCAGCTTTTTCAAGTTTCAGACACTCGAAATAGTCGACAATGACCAAATCGGGTTTGAACCCCATCGCAATATGCTTCTGTATGAACTTCTTTATGTCCGTGGGTGAGAATTCGCCATTCTGTGCATGATAGCCTATAACATTGCGCTGAATCATATCTTTCCATTCATTCTTGTTAATCATCTCAACAACTTTAGGTCTAATGTCAGGCAAACTAAGGTCACATGCATCAATATCTGTCAAATAGGCGTAGTATTTACGCTTGATGTTGACTTCTTCATCCTCAAAGAATATATGGAGAACCTTGTATCCTTTGTAGTTGTTGTCTTCTGTCTTGGTAACCGCAGCGGTCGCAGCAAAACCCGTTGTGGCAGATGTCTTGCCGACACTACTTGGTGCAATTATGATGCCCAGTTCGCCTTTTCCCAAACCACCATAAAAAGCGTTATCCAACAAATCGGCACCAGTCGGGATTGTGCAGCGGTAGTCTTCCTTAAGCGCCTCTTCCATATTATCGAAAATACGGAATCCTAATTCGTTTTTGTTGTTGCATTCAAGCGCTTTTTTGACAATATCCTCAATTTCGTCATATCGGTTGCTGTCACCCATTTCAATAATCTCGAAAGCGCTTTTCAGTGCTTTTGTCAGGTTCTGTTGCTTGAAAAATTTCTCCGAATATCCCTCTATAATATCAATGCCCCTGGTTTCAACGTTCTTTATCTTCTCGAGCATTGCCAGGCACTTTTGCACGTTGATGGTGTCACTGATTTTGGCACGAATCATCGAGTCAAGGTCTTTGTATGAAGCGACGGTTTCGCTTAGAGCATATCTGTCTTTCATAAAACCAACAATACGTTTAAGACTCGGTTCAGTAAACATATTCTGGTTGATAATGTTTTCGATGTTTATGAAAAACTGTTGGTCTTCAATAAAACATTTTACAAGTTCCACTTGGAAATCTTCACCCAAATATCCTAAGTCTTCCTTTATCTTACTTGCAGTCTTTGCCATTATAAATTATTTGAGTTTAAAAAGGGGTCAATGAATGACCCCTGAAACAGTTTCCTAGCTTTTTTATCACACACGGTAAACATTACCATATTTCTGCATGCAATAAGTCCTCCATGCATTCACATACTCCCTATTATATGAACTGAACGACAGCTTGCGACCGTTCATTGAGGCTTCTGGATATTTGTCTAAATCCAGCACTTCTTTTCCGACAATGTTTTCACTTGTCCATGTGTTCACTTCACCGCCTTTTTTGGTTGCGGTCTGGAAAGCGCCGTCAACACCGTACACTTCATATTTCCTGTACTGTTTCGGCTTCTCCTGGTCTTCGTTCGAGCACACTTCACAAATGCTCTTGATGATTTGCACGACCAAATCCTCACGCCCGTTGTTCATAATCTGAACCATGATATACGGAGACCTTGAATTGGTGATATCGACACTGTTGCGCACATATTTAGGATATCTTGAACCATCCCAGATACGCTCGTACACAGTCTTGTCGTCCACCATGAAACTGAATCTGAACACCACGTCCCAGGGTTTGACAAACTCATCCTCATCCCAAGGCTTGACTGGTGTTTCGGCATATGTGACTGGATTGACCAGATAACCGTCTTCTCCCACAGCATGACCTGTCAGTTTAGTCTTGGTATCCAAAGTGTTCCACAAATAAACCCTGCTTTTTGCCTCAAGGTCTTTTTCAATCAGTTCAACACAGCTGTCAAGCGCTACATAAAGTTCACGCGAACAAAGCGAATCGCTGTTATAACGGTTGATTTTAAAATAACGTTGACAAATGATATTATCGTTCACCTTTAGCTGAAACTGGAATCTCTCTCGATAATTGCTATTGTCAACCTTTTTCTGGACTTTTTCGTTTTCTTCCATCTAAAATTTTTTTAATTAAACACTATAGTTAACTCTACATTTAATATACAAAAATGTTTGATTCTTCTTAAAATTTTCCAACATTTTTGCATCATTTATTATTTTGTTCTTTGTCAATCAAAAATTTGAATTCGGTAAAAAAATTGGCAAACCTGTTCTCGTCTTTAAGGTCGTCAATGTTGTATTCAAGCAGGATGTTGTACAGATTCTGGAGACTTCTCCCTTCTGGGTCCATCGGGGCATACATCATGCCGTCCAGCAGTTCCTTCGCTTCCTCTGGCATCAGTGGATTTGTCAAATCAATGATTTTTTCGTTGATTTCGTAGATTTCATCACCCTGTGCACCGTCTGTTACCCTGTTTACGATGTTTTCAGCCCATTTCAGTGGTTTCTTTTTGTTGGCAATTCTGTCCTCATTTATTTTCCTGGCACCGTCGATAACTTCATCTAATGTCATTTTCCTGGTCTTGAACCCAGGGAAATTGTCAAACAGGGTTTTTTCACCCACACCTTTAATGCCCTTAATATTGTCGGACACATCTCCGCAAATTATTTTTTTCAACGCCACGTTCTGGTAGTTGTATCCCATCAACTCGGTATGGTTTCGGCTGTTGATAAACTGTATACCCTCGGTTTTAGGCTTCTTGATAGCCAATATTACATCATCCTTTTCAGGATTGAGGGCGCTTTTGTGTATCAGTTGGGACAAATCCCTGTCGTTCGAGAATATCACAATATTTTCCTCTGGTTTCTTGTGTGTGACGTAATAACCGATGAAATCGTCAGCCTCTGTCTCGTCATACAGGCATTGGCGGATAAAGACCTCGTCAAGACACTGTATCAGTATTTCCCTCTGCCAATGAAAATTTTCCTTCTCTTCCTCTGTTTTTGAAGGCTTCCTGTTCATTTCACCGTAAATCTTTTTCTGCATGTACGAAATACGGTTGTTTACCTCCTTCATGTAGTCGGAGAGATTATTATCGGTATATTCTTTATCTCTATTTGCCTTATAATCAGAGTTTTGATTATACCTTAACTGACCAGAGCAGGCTCCATCCCAAAAACAATATACATATCTGAAATTACCTTTATTTAACAGAAGTTTGAGTTGCAACAGAAACGCAAAAATAGCACCGATTTCCTTTCCGTCACTCGATGTTTTCTTGGCAACACTGAACACAAGCTCCAAGAGACTGGAACCGTCGATTAACAACGTGTTAAACGGCTTGATTCCAATCTCAGGGTTCTTTTCTTTAATTTTCTTCGGTATTGGTTGGTTCATCAGGAGTTTCCTTTGATTTGTTGACCGTGTTTTTCTTTGACTCTTTAATGTAACAAAAAATGTTCCCTTTTTGATTGATAAGAACCTCCTTTTCCAAATCAATATCGTATTTATATGCTTCAGCCTGATATTCTTCCTTGGTTTTGAAAACAACCATTTTAGGTTCGTTGTTTTCCTCCTCAACATGTTCCTGGTATCCTGTCAGGGTTCGAAACAGGTTGTGGCTAATTTTCTCGCATTTTTCTTCCTGAAGGTTGAATTCAACCATGTCTTCCTTAACTAAAACTACTTTCATATTGTTTTTAACTTTAATTTGAATTATTTTTGTTTTTGTTTGTAAACTGTTTAATTTCTTTTTTGGTTTCCAGGTTGAAATACCTGAATTCTTCCTCTTCTGTCGGGTCTTTCAGTTTTCTTGTCACGCATTTCTTGTTGCCGAACTGGTCTTCTATCTCAAACTCACCCAAAACAGCAACCACTGGCTTGAATGTGAACGGATGTACCAATTCGTGGATTTCAGTAATCACACACGTTTTGCTGGTTTTGTCTTTCTTGGAACTAATTTCGACTTTGTCACCGACTCTGACCTCATCACATTCGCAATTGGAAATTTCTTTATTGTCCACGTACGGCGACGGACAGTTTATCCATCCTAGTTCCTTGTCGTAAGTTTTCCACCCGTCTCCGTCCACGTAGTTAAACGAGCCCTTATCGGTATATGTCCTGATACGCCACGGTTCGATAATGCCGTCTTTCAACAGTTCAAAGAAAATCTCCTTGCCTTTGTCGTCCAGGTCATCCGTATACACTGTACCCCAATTGCCATAACTGGAAAACGAGAAACCAGGAATACCAGACGCTGAAAAACTACAGTCACTGTGCATTTCTGTTTTAAACCCATGTTTTTTAGCATAATCATGGTCATTTGGACCATTCGGTTTCACTTTATAATCGATGCTGCTTCCTGTACGGTATGCAGTTCTGAACGGCTCCTTCAATAACAATATTTCTTGTTCCATAATCAAATTTCATTTAGAATTTCATTTATCAAATAAACGCACTGTTCATTCATATCATGACACCTTTTTTCCCAATCAACCTCACTATCCTTGTATTTGTCTACCAATGATTGCTTGTCGTGCCTTTTTCCTTCAAGAAGCAGTATAATGTCGTTTATGTGTATAAACTCCCCCTGACAATAGTTGTCGGTACACATTACAGCTTCCCCGTCCTTGATTTTAAAATGCCTTACTTTCATATATAAAAAAAATTGTAAAATGCACCTGCAGGTTTTACAGGTGCATTCATTCAATAAATAAAACTACTACTCTTTCCCTTCATTTTTAATGTCGGAAACCATGACACGCACATTCTGTGCCATACCCTTCAGTTCCTGCATATACTTGCGGACACGGGTGCCAGCAGCATTGTTGCCTTTTTCGAATTTTTCACCGTCATTGATTGCAAGTGTAAGAGTGTCTTGCATTTGTTTCAAAATGTTGTCGATTTTACCTTCCATAATTAAAATTTTTTAGTTATTAATTCTGTTATTAATATACAGAAATTTCAATTCTGGCGAAAAATTTCTTTTAGTCTTCTTCTTCAGATTCCTGGAACTCAATGTCACTTTCCTTGACGTTGATTTTACCGTCGCCCATATTCTGCAACTCTTTCAGTAGCCTTGAAACATGGGATTTCTTGTATTCATCCAGTGAATCAACCGAAATGAAACCAGTGTCCGTCGCGACAAGCGGTCCTTCATAGCATACGTTATGCGGAGCGTTGAGGTGGTTTTTTAAAACCTTAATCTTGGTCTCTGTACCGTAACTGTAGTTAAGACCCTTGGCTGTCGCTGTAAGGCGTTTCACACCAGCTGTCAACTGACCGCCCATAAGAATCTCAAGTCTTGTTGCATATTTAAACGCATTGCCACCCTTCGGACGCATAATGGGGCCCGTTGGCGAGGTAGTGTTGTCCATCCATACTTTATTGATGTAAATGAATGTGTTAGTGTATTTGGAACTGACTTTTCTTGATGACGGAATCAAATCGTTCACTACTTTCATGAATGCGACCGAAAGTGCTCCTGCAGCCCACATGTTGTTTGCTGACAGTGACTTGTATTCTTTGTAGCATCCAATTGAACCAACCGAATCCCAAATGAAGACAAGACCCTGGTCAATTTCTCCCTCGCGCTGGGCTATGATAAGTTCCTGCATACAGCGTGCAATGTCCTCAAGCACAGCTTCACCACGATTCTTATTTGTGTCTTTTCCTGTACTGTAATCAAACGTGCCGTACTGTTCAGCTAGCTTGGTTGTGTTGTAGTACAGAAAATTGCCTTCCCAGTTGACAATCCGATTCTCAATATGGTATGACACCTCACCCGTCTCTGGGTCGACATCCTCAACCTGTACATCACCGTAGATTGGGGTTGCATCCAGACCCATCTTAACAGCATATTCAAACGAAAAAGCGTTCTCTGTGTCGAAATAAACAGGAATGTATCCCTGCCTCTGTGCCGATACCATCGCATGGTTCAGAAGTGTCGTCTTGCCCGTGTTTGAATGTCCGATAACCGATGTAACATAACCGATAGGGATGCCAGGCAGTTTTGTTGCATCCTGGAATGCTTCTGGCATTGTGAGCCATTCCATTGGTTTGTCTGCATTGCTGACAATCGTAACTTCGTTGTTTTCAGATGGTGTGTAAACCATCCCCTTTTTTTCCTTGAACGCGGCTATGCCTGCCTTTTTGACAATGCCTGCGCCTTTTTTTATTGCTTGTTTTGCCATAAATGATAAGTTTTACATTATTTATTTCAGATAGTTTTATTAAACATATCAGCGATACGCTTTTCCAGCATATCAAGTTTGTCTTCCGCTTCCTTGTATCTTTCAGGTGTCAAAAGTACGGGGTTAATGCATTCGACCCGACATGAATTCGTGTCACAGTCTGGCACTATATATGTCTTGACCTCAGGGTCTTGCAGTGATTGCCTGCATTCATTCAAATATTTTGGCACATCGGCAGAATCAATATTCTTAACCCCCAGATAGAACACCACGATTAGTTTGGTTTGGGACGCTCTATTCATAAAGTTGTGCTTTTTGTTGGTTATTTATTTTTTCCTTGTAGCATTTGCGGCACATTGGCTTGTACATGTCGTTGCCACCAACCTTTATCTGTTCACCGTTTGTCACAATATCACCGTCCTCGTTGAACCTGGCATTGATAATCGCTTTCCTACCACATGCACATGAAAGCTTTATTTCTTCAATGTTGTCAGCCAATTCAAACAGCCTCTTGCTTCCTGGAAACAGATGACCCATGAAATCGTTCCTGAGACCATAACACATGACATTTATATTGTATTCGTCAACGATGGTGCTCAACTGTTCCACCTGCAGTTCAGTCAGGAACTGTGACTCATCACACAAAATCCATTTGGGTGTTTCCATCCCAACAGCCTCCATATTGGCGTTGTATTGTGTGATAATCTCCATTATGTCATCATCCGTGTCGATTGCCAGGCATTTCATTTCAAGCCCGACCCTGGATTTGATTACCCCCTTGCCGTCCCTGTCGTCAATGGCAGGCTTTATGCACAATATCGGAATATCATTCTCAAGGAAAGAATGTGCCTTCATCAGCAAAAAGGCGCTTTTACCCGTGTTCATTGGGGCAAATATAAAAAACAGTTTAGCCATAAAATAGATTAAAACGGTAATTCTTCGTCGTCGTTCACAGCCACATTGGTGTTAGGTTTCTGCTGTGTTTGTTCTTTCAGCTCCTTGGCTGCTTCGATTTCAGCCTGTTCCTTGTCGTTTGTCTCTTTCCAAGGAACCCACTTTTTGTTGTCCTGGTCAAAAACTGGTGTCTTGTCGTCAGCAATCAACGACAAATATTCGAATGACTTGGCGCGATACATGTCTTTCCAGTCCTTCGGGTCATTGACCCACATGTCAATCTCTTCGTCGGTGCCGAGAGGCTTAGGAGCCACATCTGCGATAATCTTGATTGCCGTCTTTTCAGTTGATGAATCGTTTTTCTTGGGTGCCTTTGACAGGGTTATGATTAAGTCGACACCTTTTTTGTAGTCAAACATGTTGATGCCAGCTTCATTATAAGCCAGCCACAAAGCCTTGATGATGTCGAACGGACCACTGCCGTCGTCATGTTTGTTGAAACGCCAGAACTTTATGCCTTCGGATTCCTTGCCCCTTTCAATACAGCGCACTATATATGAGGTTTTGGTGTCGAACGAGTAAGCCTGTTTGCATATGGCTTTTCTCTCGTTGGCGTCTTCCACTGAGTTGGCTTCAGCGAAAATCTGGTTTTTCTTTGCACACAGCGGACATCCTTCTTTTCCGAACTGTTCCTTAACATGCTGGTCATTCAGACAAATGAACGACTTGTAGCCGCCTTTGGCTACCATGTTCTGCCTGTTCTGGTTCAGTGTAAGCTTAAGTGAATGGATGTTTACTGGAATGGCAAATTTCTTCTTACCGTCAATGTCTTCGGTCAACACAACGCGAATCTTGATTTTTCTCTCTTTCTCGTTTTCGCCCAGTCTGGTGTTGAGGTAGTTTTTCACATTGAATGTCTTTTTTGTCTGTTGGGTCTCGGTGTTTCTGGTTGTACCACCGTCATCGAATAGTTCGTTTTCATTCTGGTTTACATCTTCTGTCATTTTTGGTTAATTGTTAATACTTTATTTTTAAAGTTTTGCATGTGATATATTATAAATATTATTATATATTGTTTTCATTATATAATATACAAAAATTTCCCTATATAAACAAAAAAGACAGCTTTGCTGGTATTGCAGGCTGTCATTGTATTCCTACTGTATGGTATACTTATTTTAAAGTATTTATAATTTGTTGAAGCACATCATTGTAATAGTGAACATTAGTATTGTTTAATGTTAATTCATCCCCTAGAACCAAAGTACCGTTAGTCAATATCCCCTGAATTGAATATTCAGGTGAATATTCCATTGAAATTATGTTATTACGGCTATCTCTTTTTATGAAAATTCCGCTGCCTTTAACGGTTATGTCATTACTGAGTTGTGATACAGCCGTGACTTTGATTATATATTCATTGTTGTTTGTACCATTTGTGTTTTTGATACTTATCCATTCTCCTATAGCAATGCTGTCGAAAACCGCTCTCAACGTGTCATTCAACTCTGTCACTGAATTGACATATATTTCATAATCACTAGTATTCATTTTGTTTAACTATTCATTCTTATTGCATTAATCGCTGCTTCAGCATCACTAGGAGTTGCAATAGCAAAAACCCAGTCATCGTTCAAAACAATATTGTTTCTGGTCATTGCTTTTTGTATTGTGTAAGCGTTGGAATAATCGACTTTTGTAATGGTTCCATTATTCAGTGTAACCTTTACACCACTTCCATCTATATTCGTGTCATAAGCCAAATTTCCAGTATACATATGGTTGAAACTCGTTATCTTGATAATGTATTTTGTTGTATTGGTGCTGTTCGTCAACGATATCCATTCGCCAACCCGAAGCGTTGACAGGAAATTATCTGCCTTTGAAATCACATCACCGACAAGATTTCTGTAAGTGGCTACTTTTTCAATATCCATAAAGATTACCTGTTTTGGATTTTATTTAACGAAATAGTCATGCAGTGTGCGCGGCATGTCATCAATGTCGTCAAACTCGTTGTTGACCATCCTGTCGTTCACACTGTCGATATCACCTTTTCTTATCTGGTACTGTGGGGCTTCGTTGTTGGATGTTATGTTGTAATGGTTGTTGATATCCTCGAACTTGTTCCAGAAATCCTCTGGTTTCTGGTCAAAAGGATTACCACCAGCATTCAGGCGAACATTCATTGTCTCTTCCTCTGTGGGTGTTCTTTTAATCAGTTCACTTTTCAAATCAGTGATTTTCTGGTCATTTGCATCCAATGCTTTGGTGAATTTGTCAACAACATTAAGCAACGTGGACAGTTTTGAGTCAACATCCTGCAGCTGTTCAGCAGTTTCTTCCTGCCTTGATTTCAGTTCATCTTGTGCATCAGTCAACGCTGTTATGTCAACAACATCGTCATCTGGTCCTGGCTGCCCGTTCATTGCGTTGGGGTCACCATCCATCATAGGGTCACCCATCTGGTCGCCGCCATTCATGCCAGCGTTCGGTGCCAAATTTGCACCGTCAATACCACCACCCATTGCGTTGGGGTCGCCACCGCCCATCATAGGGTCATTTCCGCCGCCAGGATTTCCGCCCATGGCATTAGGGTCACCACCCATAGCATTAGGGTCACCACCGCCCATCATAGGGTCATTTCCGCCGCCAGGATTTCCGCCCATGGCATTAGGGTCACCACCCATAGTATTAGGGTCGCCGCCACCCATCATAGGGTCATTTCCGCCGCCAGGATTTCCGCCCATGGCATTAGGGTCACCACCCATAGCATTAGGGTCGTCAGCCTGAGCATCGTCTTCCATTACACCGTTGTAGAAGGAATACTCGTAAAGCTGCTGCATTCTTTTTCTTGTTTCGTTCAAGTCCATTTTAGTCAGTAAGCATTAACTTGTTATCTTCAGTCAAAAGAATTGTACTATTGCTGGTACGTTCATAAAGACCTTTTTCTTTTTTCATGACCTTGACTTTTCTCTCTGGCAGAGGCTGGTCATTCAAAATATCCTTGATGTTCTTTACTTTTTCGTCTGTATTCATTTTACTTAAAG